CCCTGTCTGGGTAGTCCGAGAAGCTTGTATTTCCTCCGCCCTGCGCTGTTGAATCTGACTCGCTAGGCCCGGATTAGTCATCGCCAGTTCTTCAGCAGTCATTCCAGATAATGTGTTCTGGAGTAGCTCCGCCCGCCTGTTTATAACTTCCGCAACCGTTTGGTTTGCCAGTTCTTGTGTAATAGTATGGCCCTGCTTAATGTATTCGGCAAGTATATTACTCGCTTCCTGGTCTTGGGCTGAGCCAACATCCAAATTATAAGCCGATATAGCGCGGTCAAGCAAGGGTACTGCTTGATTATTTTGATAATTTACATACTCCTCCTGCTGCCGGGCGTATTGCACTTGCTGATGCTGCTCTAATTCAATAGCCATACGCTGCTTTTCGCCCTCTAAATCATGGACCCTGCGCTCATCCTCACTCATCTCTTCAAGATCTATAAGATACTGAATGCGCTTGCCTATAATGTCATCAACCATTTCGGTGGCTTTATTTCTATCTCCACCCATCTGGTCAGTGTAGAGATCAATCATAGTGTCCACGCTTGTGTCGGGATTCAGGACATTATCTATAACTGTTCTCGCGGCCTTCTCAACCTCAGAGGCACGCTGAAACTTCTGCTGGGAAGCGGCGGCCTGCTGATAACCGGCCACTAAGTCATCTATTGAAAGCTGATACTCTTCGCCATTGATTTTAACACTATGGTACCCATCTTGGGGTGGCTCGTATTCCGTATCCGGCTCCGGCTCTATCTCCGGCTCTATCTCCGGCTCTATCTCCGGCTCCGGCTCCGGCTCTATATGCTCCTCCGCCTCTTCTTCGCCATCGACAACCTCCGTTTCCTCCTCGTCGTTCTCTATGGCCTCCTCAACGGCCTCAGAAACCTCATCGGGGGCCTTAGGCGTTTCAAGGTCCTCTAAACTGGATATAGTATCCAAGGTACGGGCCGTTTTCACCTCATCCTCATCGGGGGAATCTAATGGGGCTTTCACTTCTTCTTCTTCTGGCTCAGTCATAACGACTCCTTCTATTATGCCTCAGGTACGGGAGAGGCGTTGCTCTGCTGTTGTTCAAAATTCTGGCCTGGAGCAGCAGGTTCTCCAGATACTGCGGGGGCCGGACCACCAGGAGCACCACCTTGCTGGCCTCCAACGGCTTCATCCGGTCCCTGCATAGCAAACGGTGGATATGGCACCTGATACCCAAGCGCCAACTGTATTCTTGAAATCGGAATCTGGTCAAGCATCGTAACATGCTCCAGTATATGGGCATACACAGCGCCCACAATGTTTGGATCTTGGCGACGCTCAACCTTATTAATGATAGCCTTGTGCTCGCGAATATGGAGAACATGATTATCGGTCGGATCTGCAAAGGCTGGTTGGCCTATATCAAGATGCTCATTCTCATCCCTGATAAGATCCAATTCGGACTGGTCTGATTCTACCAATGGTTTCAACTGTCCAGTATTCAGCACTGTTAAATACTGCTCCTGAGTCCTTATAAATCCATGCTCCAGGAGCTTATCAGCAATAGCAAGGCGTCCAGAGACAGTTTTAGAAAGAGCATTGCCAGCTTGGACTCTAACATTGGATAAATTGTCTAAGCTCTGCTTCTGGAAAGATCTGGCATAGGCCCTATTGTTTCTGCCCACCATTCTAACCGTTCTCTCATCTTGGCCAGTCATAAATAGAGGCAGATGCTTTAGTATGAAGGTCCCCACCTCTTCTATGCAGTCATAATAACTCTGTAGAAGAGAGGTCGTGGCCTGTACAGCCTTAGAGTCAAGCACCTTTAGCGCCTCGCCGGTCCTCAGGCTGGCCTCTGGCTGGCCCCTGGCAACACTATTCACTCCACTAAGCTGCTCCATGGACTGCGACAAGACATCCCTGAAATTAAAGAATTCCTTAGGGGTCTTGGCAAAATTGACCCCCTGAGGAGGGATTTGACCACCCTCTACGATCAACACGCCTTCACCAACCATATGTTCATCCAACTCACATCCCGTGGGCACCCATATGGCCTGTATGCCCGCTGCATTATGATTGGTTAGGATGGTACTCATTTCGGCATTTAAGGCCTCCTGTGGGGCTTGGAGGTCGTTAGCCCTTGAGTAACCGAAGCTCGTAAGAAGAAACTCCTCAGGGGTTATTCTAAACAGCGGAAGGCGCTCGTAAGGCATAGGCATAACCTCACCTATGATCTCATCATCGCTTGTGAACTTGAAATGACGACCCCCAGGGCAGGCGTCGCAGTCTTTATGATATACATGCCATACGGGAATCAAGTCGCTGTATTCGCCCTCTAGGCCGAAATAATTCATGGCCTGTTTCTTAGGGCTGCCATCGTCATCATCCTTCACATCGAAGTCGTCCAGTTGCAGTATCCGGTCTCTCTCTTCCTCCGACTCTGCCCTGGCAGCCAAATCAAACTTATTTTCAAAGACTCGTATAATGACCCATTGAATTCTTTCCCAGTCGTCGCATGAATAATCCCATACCACATCAAATATAGAAGGATTACAGAAATTAAAGTCCCCATCTTTTATTGGCCTGGGCTGGCCATAGGGACCCACTGATGACTCCTGATCCACAGCTATGGTTTTACCCACATTCCAGTCCCATGGAGCATATATGAACCCCATCTGCATGACCAAGGCGTGTTCCACGGCACGCTTAAACCTCTTCTCCAGCCCCTTGTCCTGAAGATAGTCATTTATAATGGCGTCTCCAAGCTCTGCATTCTTTATCGCGTCATGATCAGTCCTTGTCGCTTCTGTCTCAAAAGCTGGCCTGTTCTGGGTAACCAGATTAAGCATATGGCCAATAAGTTCATGGAAATGGTTCAGAGAAATCTGCCGCAACTGGCCGTCTCGCCCCATGACCTCTATAGCCGCATCGCTGGCACTTAGCCCCTTCCCAGTAAACAGGCCATGATAATAATTCCAGTTTCTGGACGCATTGTTCCAAAAACGGGCTTTTTTCATTGTTTCGGTAAAATCGTCAACCCTGTCGCGAGCATGATCGGCTAATTTATCGGGATCTTGCTCATTTATCCAATATTTGGCCTTCTCACCGATAACTAACGGCTCTGGATTTGGCTTTTCTATAGGAGTCATCGCTTAAATATGTTCCTTATCAGTTGTTTGGTGGCATTGTCTTTTGGCCCCTGATCGAAGTCAAAGGTTGTTCTTGGGTCATAATACCCGTCTGGGTATGGATTCCTTCGCCATTTAGCACATCTATTAAAATAGGCCAATGCTGAAATCCCATCACAGTGTCCAAGTTCCTCAGATCTTACCCAGTCAGTTCTCTTATCGTTCCAAACCCCATTCTCCAACTGATATATAAGTCTCTCACACTTGGGGTCTATCATTATCTTGCCCGACTGGACGGCGGTTCGCAAGGAAGATAAAGTTACATCTGCGTCGTGTTTCAAGGCTGGTTCCACGCTTATTCCATGATCTATCTGGAAATCTATAAGCTGCTGTAAGGGGGCGTCTGCAAATATATGGGACTTGAACTTGTTTTGTGGAAAGACTTCTTGCTGCTTTTCCTTTAGCAGGTCGGTTATCTGCCCTGTGGACTTATAATGTACCCATATCTCATCTTTTATTATCAATGTTTGCTCACGGAAGTCTACAAAACCAAACAACATATGGCAATAGTCTTTTGCCCCCGCGTCGAAACAAATTTCGGGGTAATAAAAGCCTGGGTCCTGCCATTTCCTGACTATATCCTTCTTAACCTTGTTGTATTCAGGGACAATCATCGACTCGGTATCGGTGATATGCCTACATTCTGCCTCTCTCTGCCATGAGATAGAATCAACAGACTGGCAATTACGGAGAACGACTGCCTCATCTTCCTTGCTAAAGTCCTTATTATTGCTTGCTGGCATAATAAAGTACCGCTTGGCGGCCATGGCGTCGGGGATATACTTCTTAATGAAGGGATGGTCCATAGAGGCTGGCGGAGTAGAAATCATGGCCATCATGGGCTCTTCGCGGCCAATGAACTGGAAGCTAAGGACATCCTCGATTATATAGCCCAGGCGCTTCATCATTCCGGCCTCGTCAAGCACCGCGAAGTCCGTGGCCTCACCACGAATGGCGTCGGGGTCCTCATTCACCCCCACAAGATGGAACTCTGAGGTAGGGGTGGCCCCACCCTCTTTCAGCCTGGGATTCTTAAATGTCCAGGTCATACCGGCCTTATGCGGCTTGAGGTCGGCTGGGCAATCCCGTAAGATTCGTGCCAGGTTGGGTTTAACGATTTTCTGGCACTGTACAGCCGTAGGCGCGGCATATTTGATTAGCTGCCAGGGCTTCGAGAGCGCTCTCTCAAGTGCAAGCAGCGTCCATAGATATGACTTTCCGAACCGTCGGTGAGTCTCAACAACGAACAATTCAGGTGTTGGGTCATTCGTATGGGTATTCTTAATGAAGTTATATAGCGCTACCTGGCCGTTAGGACGCAACTGGTAGCTCAGGTCGCCTCTATACCAGGCGTCCGATATACAGGCCTGACGGACCATAGGATCGTCCAGGTGCTTCCTGAGGTCCTCTGGGCGGTCAATGACCTTAACGGTTGTGGTGTTTTCTAAGTTCATCTGTTACGATTGTTTGGGCCTCTTGGCCCCCAATGTTTACCTGAAGTGCTACCCCGGACGCTACTCTGTCCACGGTTCCCTCCCTCATGGCAAGCTTGCCTATGGCGTCAAGGGTTACTTTAGCGGCGTTTAGACATATAGAAGGGTCAGTATTGTGCATAAGCTCAGAGAGCTTGTCAGACGCCTGTGTGCCGATTCTTACGAGATTGGAGTTGACTGCCTCCAAGAGCAGTTTCTTGGCTGTGGTAAGCTGCTTGAGGCTCTCAGCCTTCATGAGGAATTTATGGACCTTCTTCTGGTCCCATTCGACAATTTTGCCAATAGCCGCCTCGGTCTTACCAGAAGCGCGAAGAGCGATAATCTGCTCCCCTGTAGCTTCCTCATCCGCCTTTTCAAGCTCTACCTCCTTCTCGATAAGCTTTTTACCGGATGGTGGTGGTTTTGTTGATTTTATCGAAGTGCTTGCCTTCCGCCGTCCTGAGGGCTTCGAGCGCTTGGATTGTCCCATCTACAACCTCTTTCTTGGGGTGCGCCTCTCTTTTGGCGTATCCGTTCAATAATTTGCAGAAAATGTCCACTACCTCTATGGACTTCTCAACACTCCTTTCCATAGGACTAGGCATATTTCAGGGCCTCATGTATCTCTTTGTCGGAAGATCCGGCACTTTTCATGGCGAATTCCAGAGCGTCGGCACGGAAACCGATCTTCCTTTTCTTGTATTCTGACAAGGCATGATCATCGTACACTCCTTGCTTTACATCCGCCCCTGCCATCCCAGATATAAACTTACCTATTCGTTCAACTACCCCAGGATGGCCGAATCTTCTATGTGTATTTGAAATCTCACTAAGACGCATCCAACCATAGTTGCCGTTTACAGTTAGCGTGGCGAAGTTCTCATGGTCAAGCTTCTGCCCCTTATGGTACCTCAGCAACTTGATATCTGCGGTTGGGATCAACTCCTTAGCTATATTGTATACATGCTCGTCTTTATACTTCATTATTATAAGTCCCCCCAATGACTATCGGCGGTCGGAGATCGGCGTCTGGGCATTCCGTTGTTTCAAAGAATTCCTCAAAATTCTCCGGCTTCTCTTCTTTGGCTGGTATATAAGTTGATTCCTGGCAATGACTTATGCCAAAGAAGTTCTTTAGAGTCAGAATACATGCCCTGAAGAAGCCAACACGGCCAATGTATTCATTCATGGTCATTCTGACTGAATTAGGATACTCACTTATCTTTTCGTCTATCTGCAAGAACTCTTTGGTCTCTGGATAATAGAACAAGATATAGTTACCAACAGAAATGATGCACTCCTTGTCTTGCAGGGCAGCGCCGCCATTCTTCTCGTATCTATGAAAAAACTTAACGAACTTCATTTGGTACCCTCCAGGCGTGAAACTCGCTCTATGAGAGAGGTTATATGCTTCTCTATAGAGTTTAATTTTTCATGAATCCGTCCAAGGGACTCATTTATAGCCCTCTGGTCGAGAGCATACGGGCTTGCGGTCGAGATAAGACGATTCACCTCCTCTCTGTTTGGGACCGCCGCGCCCCAAACCAGCCAGAAACCTCCCCCTGTCAAAACTGCTGCCAGGAGACATATAGCCGCCTGCTTCCATATATCATTCTGCATTGCCCTCTTTTACCCACTTGCCGACTGTTTGGTTGGTGAAATTGCAGAAATCTATGAAATCATCTTCGATTACATCCTTCAGTTCCTCGGCAAAGGGAAGGACATCGGTAGCTGTTTTCTGAGGGAATTCTACTAAATTAGCCTCCCGCACCATGATAACTTCGTCGGCTGATTCAATGACGAGTTGAAGAGTAAGGAAGGCCCTCTTTCTGATTTTCCGCGCCATAGTTTTTTCCTCCGAATATATTCGGGGCGGGTGGACATACTATTTTTAATCTGTTATTATCCTTTTGTCAACCCACCGACGCCCTGGAGTTCAAATGATTTCTTTTCGTCTTAAGCATTTAGCAAGTCATTTCAGACCCAAACTAGAAATAGAAACGAACTTATCCCCTCGTAGCTTGGTTGACGCCCCACCAAAGAGGCCCCCCCCTCATACCGGGACTCCAGTGTGTCGTTTTTTACCATCTTTTTTTTAAGGAGGCTATAATGCCCGCAAGCGTAACTGACTTCGTAGACCCGAAAGGGAACACACATGAGCTTCTCACCCTGGCAAAGAATGACGACGATCAGTGGCCATTCAAGTTCGGAGTGGGAAAAGCTATCTTAGCCATTGAACATATGGGTGATATAGCGGAGTATATAAAAGATAAGGCCCCTGATCAGTTTCAGAGGCTGGTTTCAGAGGGCTATTTAGAGGATAGTGAATAATGCCAAAAGGAAAAGGCACCTACGGTGGCAAGCGCGGAAGACCGCCAAAGGGAAAATAACCCGACCGTACAACCCGCAAGAGCAAAGGATACTAGGACC